ATACGATATGGCTCTGGTCATAGAATGCTACAGCAACGAAGCCGATAAAGAGAAATATCCGAATGGTAGACATACAGTCATTGTTGATGATAAGCTAATTGTCGATGAACCATTAGAATTATATAGGATGCCAGTGTTTATGGTATCTAATTACAAGAGTCCACACAACTTTTGGGGTATTGGCGAAACAGAACTGGTGCGTACCCAGACCAAAGCAATCAACGAAACCTTTAGTGCAATCAATGAGAACATACGCAAGGTAGGTTTTCCGATTCGTAAGGTAACGCAACGAGCCAAAGGACAAATGGTAAGACCTATTACAGGGGCTCCTGGTGAAGAAATTACTGTAGTAGAGCCAGGAGATGTTACGTTTGAGATGCCACCACCAATTCCAGGATACATCCAGGGCTACATTAATCAAGTAGCACAGTATATGGAATCAATTACAGGTGTCAATGATGTTACCCAGGGTCGTAGACCAGGAGGAGTCTCATCAGGTAGGGCGATTGTTGCTTTGCAGGAAGCCAGTCAGACCAGGCAAAGATTTAAGATTAACAAAGAAGTAGGAAGGCTTACCAAAGAAATAGGCGAATACATGGTGCAAATGATCCTGACCTATGACGAAGAGATAAAGTCCATTAGAGAGCGTGATGCAGAGGGTGCATTTAGCTTTGTAGAGTACAATCCTACAGCAGTATTTGATGCCGATGGAAACATGGAAGGTACATTAGAGTTTGATCCTGGTACAGCCAAGCGAATGATTGATAGCGAGTTTGACATTGAGGTTGCTACGGGGTCCAGGTTTGCCCAGGGTCGTGTAGCCAATGAAGAACGAGCATTGGAGTTATTCCAGTTAGGTGTGTATGGCATCGAGGAAGTAGTAAGTGCCTTGAATGTGCCTGATAAACAGCAGATCATACAAAACTTTTATGTTAGAAATCAGCAAATGTCACCACAACAGCAAGTACAGCAAGTAGAACAGATACAACAGCAGTTTACAGGTGCAGTGCAACAGTTGTTAGCTGAAGGTCCAGGAGGACCAGCAGAAGAAATGGTGGCACAAATGATTATCGAGAATCCGACACTAACAGAAACCGAAGATTTTCAGTCCATTCCAAGAGAAATACAGGATAGGATTATCACCGTAGCAGGATTGGTTGGTGGGCAGGAGAATCCAGAAATGGGACAACCCGAGGCTTGAGTTGAGAATATTCTTGCCCACAACTATCAATAGGATATGAAGTACAAAAAAAGCAAAGCAAAGAAAAAAAAAGGCTACAAGGCGTATAAAAAAGCCATGTATAAGTCTGCAAAATATTAGTGATTAGGCAAATACAAGGCATACTTACACCCGATGAAGCACAAAAAGTCAAAGAATACGGGAAAACAGGGGCTATGATTTCTGATTTTAGTCACGAAATTGTCCAAAAAGTGGCAAATGCGTACCAGAAGGAAGTCGATAGCCATGAGTTTTTACTAAAATCTCCCAGTTATTGGCGAATTGAGACACAACAAAGGGGTCATGAATGGCATTTTGATGGATGTAAGCTAATTAATGGTGAGTTTGTAGATAATCATATGGCTTGGTGTCAGTATGGTTCGACAGTATCCTTATCCAGGTCCGATGAATATACGGGTGGTAAAATATATTTTGAGATAGATGGAGAACCGACAGAAGTCAAAGACCATTATTTGAAGGGTGTGTGTTATACAGCAGGAAAATTCAATAACCCTGTAAGGCACATGGTAGAGCCACATAAAGGAAATAGAACGGTTTTACTCATGTTCTTTGCAACCAAACCAGTGTCGCAAGACCAACTGAAAGGAATATAATCATGGCAGAAGTAAATGTAACAGGTACAACAAATTTAAACGTAACACCAGAATCCGAGCAGATTACCATTGGTAATAGTAGCGTGGAAGCAAGTGAACAGGTAGCACCAGCAGGATCAGGGGGCTATCACGAAATTTCGATTCCTGATGAACTCTTTCAAGAGCAATCAAATCAGGGGTCCGATACAGAACAGGCTGTGACCACAGAGTCAAAAGAACCAGCCAAAACACAAGAAGCTGAACAAGAAGTATCAGACAGTAAACCAGAGCAAACCCAAACGGTTAGTGAACCAACAGATGAAGATGAAAAATACGTTTACGAAACAGAAGATGGCTCCAGGTATACATTGGATGATGTAGAAACATGGCGTAAAGATTCGCTTAACAGGCATGACTGGTCTAAATCCAATACGGAGAAAGCCCAGCAGTTAGCAGATCAAAGAAGAGCAGTAGAGCCATTAGTACAGCTTATAGAAAAGATCAAGGAAAATGGAGATTTCACCGAAACATTGCAAGAAGCAATCGAGGATGAAATAGGAAAAGAAGCAGGGCAACTCTTTCAAGACTCCCTATCGATGGAAAATACAGAACTCCCAAATCCTTATCAAGACCAACTGCTCGAAGCAGAGGAACGATTGGCTACGATTGAAGCAGAGCGAGAATTGGATAACAGTTTAGCACAACTACAAAACACCTTTTCATTGACGAGTGAACAGGCAGATGATGTGTTGGCTTTTGCAATCAAAGTACATGAGGACACAGATCGGTTACTTACCCTGGAAGAAGCATACAAAGTAATGAATTTCGACAAGGTAAAAGCTGGACCTGTAGCTGAAAAACCAAAGCCAAATGTTCCTGTAAACATAACAAAAAATGCTGGTGTCAAAGAGTCTGCAAGTAAGCCGAAAACTTACGCAGATATTGATGTCGCATCATTTTTCAATCAATAACCGTAATAAGGAGTTAGAATATGTCTAACATAGCAGTTTCTGGACCAGGAAACGCATCATTAAGTGCCCTTATTCAGCAGTATTATATGCCTGTTTTGTATGATAACATCTTTAAGAAGTCTCATCCATTACTTGCTATAATGAAGCAGAAGGCACAAACATTCAATGGTCGTGAGATCGTTGTACCCGTAGAATATCAAGCTGGTGGAGCCACCGTATTTGGTGATCGTCATGGAATAGCAAACAGTGGATCACCTGCTGGTGGTTATGTTCCTGCTTTGACTGATATTGCACAAACAGCATCGTACAAACCAACAATGCTAACAGGTCATTTCCTCTTAACCAAAGAAGAAACCTTGTTAATGAATAGTCCACAAGCTATTAAAAACATTGTAGGTGCAAAAGTACAGAACCTTCAAAAGCAGTTAGAAAAAGTAGTTGCCGAAAATATGTTTACAACTTCTTTGGCTACAGATGCTTTTAATCCATTAGGTGTTCTATTAGGAAGTGGCAATGGAACCGTAGGAGGAATCACTGTTGCATTGTCTCCTGCATCTAACACATTCTGGCAAACACCTGTATTAGGAGTTGCTGATTTTGCTGATGAAACTGGTTCATCTGGTGGAGCCCACATAGATGAGGGTGACCTTCAAGATCCGAGTTTAGATACTTACATTTTAAGAATCCTTGCTCGTGGTATTGCAAATGCAAAATCACAAACAGGTGAAAACCCAGATCTTATTGTAATGTCGCAGTATCACTACGATTTATTAGAGTCTGAATTGGGCGAGTTCAAGCGTGGAAGTTTAGAGTCAGATCGTATGGCTAAAATGGGATTTGTTGGAATGTCTTACAGAGGTATTGACATTGTAGCTGACCAGGATATTGTTACAGCACAATCATCTGATATTGATGGTAGAATCTACTTTTTAAACACAAACTACTTGTATATGTTCTTTAATTCTGGTGCAAAGTTTACTGCATCTGACATGGTTGAAGATCCACAGAGTAACACATTTGTGCAGAAGGTGCATACCTATGGTAACATGGTAGTAACCAACAGAAAAGCACATTGTGTTGTGAAAGAGTTGTATTCACCAAGAGACTACGCATAAGTAACACAATAAACGAAACATCCCCCCTTTTATAGGGGGGGCGTTTCAATCTGGAGAAACAAATGACTACAAACGATATGCTAACAATATTAGGAGACAGGATGGAAGATTCTGCTGGGGATCTTTTTTCCGATACAGTCAAATTACGCTACTTAAATCGTGCCCAGGATAGGCTGATACAGTCCTTAAATAGGCATTTACTGACCGATCTTCATGTTTTGGTTACTGGTATATCAATGCGTACCGATAACGATGTAGATACCTTTTTTAAAAGTTATTTTATTCCAACCCAGGCACAAGACTTGGCTTCGGATCCATTCGGTGGACCATTGGGAATCCTGGGAGTACGCATTGCAAACAGCGAATTTATACGCAAAGTATCCTTTGAAATCGTCAAAGACTTTTCTACAGGCTATGTATCGTTTAGTTCTACAGAGCCCGTATACTTTATTTTTAAAAATAGAATTTATATTTACAACAATTCTGCCAATGTAGACTGTTATTACATCAAAACACCAACAGCATTAGCAGGAGGGAACACCAGCGACCTTAATGCAATCTTTCACGATGCAATATTAGAGTTTGCAGAAGCAGAATTATGGCGATTATCTGATAAACCTGACCGAATGAACACTGCAATGAATCGAGGATTTGAGTTTGTAGCCAGATATAACCAGAATCCAGCTACAAATGTAGTTGGAGAAGGGTTACCCTTTGATTACAGCAGTAGCAACGCCCTGGTCGATCCTGTATATCCTAACTATCCTGTGAGTTAATGGCAAAATACATCGATATAAAAGATTTTGAGGGTGCATTAACCAATGCAGACCTGGAAGATTTACCAGAAAACGTTGCCCAGGAGATTAAAAACCTAAAAATTGAAGCAGGAAGATTAAAGAAAACGTTTGGTGCAGGAACATCATCAGCAGTCCCTGCTATTGGTTTGACCTTTGTAAATAACGCTACTTCTCCCGTTGGTACATACACTGTTTATAATATATATACGTTTGTTTCTGATAAATTTTTGATGGGTTCACAAAGCCCGAATGATGCAGGAGATGGGTATCGGTATTTATTGGTGACAATTAATGACTCTAATGTTGTAAAACTTTGGTGGTTTGATTTTGGAATGCCTGATGTTACGGATCATTTACAGGTAGAAAATGATGTGGTTTGGTTTAAAACTGCATCGGCTCATGGATTTGTAGAAGATGATTATGTGCTGGTCCAGGATTGTAAAGATAATGCTTCGCCACAAGCAAGTATTTCAGGTGCTGGTGTATACAACCAAGCCGATCATATTCCAAGTACACTATCGGTAGGTGTAAATACAGATAATGCCAGACCCTGGGGTGGTAAAAACTTTTTTGAAACTACTCTCACTTCTGGAGCCAGTACCAAAGGATGGGGAGGTAAGCATAATACTCATGTTTTAATTGATGAAGCAGTGGGTTTTGGTGGATCAGCCTTTGGTGCGATTGGAAGCATTGCTATTACTCCTACATCGTCTGGGAGAGTGTTATCTATTGCTCAAGGAGGACCTTCTAATGCTGATAAATTAGCATTCTGTTCTACAGGTGGTAGTTACCTTGATTTAAATACAACTAATTATAATACCTATAGAACAAAATCAGATTTTACCATTTGTGGTATGATCAGTTTTAATGAAGGAATTTATATCCATTATTCTTATCGGGATGGAACTCCTACAACCAACTTTAATTTTTTAGTAAAGTATACTTGTGATGCTAATGGTAACGTATCCGAAGATACGCCTATTACGCTTTCTACCAGTGCATTATGCTCTAAATCATACATGACCATAGCCAATGGCAATTTATATTTTATTAAATGTTTTATATAAGGTAACCACATCAAACAGTGCATCGGTTATAGCCACAACAGGATTAGCAATTGCTGATACAAAAGGTATTACGTCTTTAGTTCAAACCAACAATCTAAATGCAAATGGAAGTGTAAGTGCATCCGAAGTCAATCACGAATACCTTACGATTGTTATTAATACTTCTAATGTAACCAAAATATATACACTGGATATTCTTTCATCTGAAGTATCTTGGACCCAATACGGAACCAATTTAGCGAATAGTATTGTTAAACAAGTTACAAAAATGGATTTTGGTGAAAATAGCAACAAATCAGAGTCTCTTGTAATATGGTATCAAAGATCAGGTGGAAACTATATACAATATTCAACTCCTACATCATCTACAATTA